CCGGCGACGCCCTGCCACATCGTGGACAGGTCCGGGAGGCTCGGCAGCGCCTGGGGCTGGGTGATGATCTTGGTCATCGTGACCGTGTTGGTCGTCGTCGACGTGTAGTAGTTCCAGGTCGTGCCGTTGCTGGACTGGAACCAGTCGTACAGGACGGCGCCCCGGATCGCGGCCACGGAAGCGGTCAGGGAGTTGGACGAGCCCCCGGAGAACGTGGTGGAGTTGCTGTTGCCCTGGGAGTTCCCGGAGCCGTAGTAGTAGCCGGAGCCGGTTCGCGCGGCGACTCCGACGTACACCTCAACGTTGGTGATGGTGCCGCCAGAGGCCACCTGGGAGATCGACGGCGCGGCGGCGGCGGCAAGCGGGAAGGACTGCGCGCCGAGCTGCTTGCGGTCGTCCCCGATCAGCACCTGGTTCAGCGTCTGGAACGTTGCCAGCGCGTAGGGGTCGGTATATCCGCGGGCGAAGTCGACGGAGTCCTGCGTGACGTTGCCGGAGTAGCCGGTAGGCATGTACTTCGCCTGGAAATCCTGCTCCTCGAACGCCGCCTCGTTCGCCGCGAAGTCGACACCCATCGCGGGATCGAGCTGCGAGGAGTTGACGTTCATCAGGGAACGCCAGACCGCGAACGGGTTGCCGTCCTGCGGTGTCTCCCGGGCGACCAGGTCGCGGAACGGCGTGACGACAGGGACCAGCGAGACCAGCGACGACAAGTCGTAGCCGTAGAAGCCGGATGACGCGTAGATTCCGGCCGCCGCGGCGGCCTTGGCGATCCGCTCGGCGCCTTCCAGGGTTTCCTGGGTGACTTCCTGCAGTGCTGCAGTCATCGGTGCCTCCTTCCGGGGGCATGAGAAAACCCCCGCGGCGCACTGGCCGTGAGGGCTCGGTTGGTGCTGCTTGAGGGGTTGCCGGGCCGCAGCGGGCCCGGGTCGTTACAGCTGGCGCGGTCCTGCGCCGTGAACCGCGGCGAGTGCTGCGACCGCGTCGGTCTGCATGCTCTTGGCGATCTGGTCCTGCTGCCGGGCGTCGGGGGCCTCGTACAGTTCCCGCTTGCGGCCCAGGGCCTTGGCCACGTCAACCTGCCCGGCGCCTGGGTCCTGGCCGCGGAACTGCGGCGCGGGCGGCGGCACGGCGTCCCGGGGCGGGGTGGCGCCGTTGCTGAACACGCCGGGAACCGCGGGCTGCTCCTCGACGGTCGCGAGCCGCGCCTTGAGTACTTCCATCTCCTTGGCCTGCGCGTCGCTGCCGGCCGTGAGTGCCTTGGCGACGGCCTCCAGGTACTGTGCCTGCTGGGCGGCGAGCGCGGCCTGCGCGTCGGCGATGCCCTTCAGGACGTTCTCCATCATTGCCTCCTTGGGGCTGCCGGCCGACTTGCCGACGGCGTCGGCGGGTGTTCCCGCGTCGGCGGCCGGCTGGGGTTCCATGTCGCCGTCATCACCGGTGCCGTCTGGTGCGGGTGCGGGGGTGCCGTCGTTGTTGTCCGGGTCCGGGGCGCCGGCTCCCGCGACTGGCTGGATGGCGCTTGCCGGCACGACGCCGATCAGGTCGCCGTTCTGGTCGAAGACGGCGGTCAGCGTGTCGGCGCTGTCACCGTCGGCTTTCGCGATTTCGGTGAGGATCGCGTCCGGGCTGGTGGTGCACTGGCGGCCTGTGCGGTCGTAGACGACGACCTGGAGGCCCTTGATGACGGCGCGGCCGGGAACGTCGCCAGGCAGCGCGGACTGCGGGCCGTCTGCGGGGAGCGCCGCCGCCGGCCCTGTGGTACGCGGCTGGCCGAGGCCGGTTGTCCCGCCGGCGTTGACAGGGCCGGTGTTTCCTGCCTGGTCTTCTGGCGTCGCGGTGACGGCGTTTTCCTTCGCCACCGGCGCGGCCGGGGTTTCTCCTGCGGTCTGGGTAGCGGGCATCGCCGCCTCCTTCGTCTCGGACTTGGCAACAGGCGCCTGCGGGAGTGAGTCAAGGACTTGCTGGAGGGAGGCGACGGCGCTGCGGATCGCCTGCTCATTGCCGGTGGACAGGACACGGCCCGCCTTCTTCACGGCCGCGAGGCCCTCGATGACCTTCAGGTCCCCGGGGCGGAGCATGCCGGCGGCCTTGCCGATGGCCTCCATCTCCATCGCGCCGCAGTCAGCCTCGGACTGCTCGCCGACGGCGAACGGGGCGAGAACGGAGATGGCGTAGTCGATGGCGTCGCAGACCCCGGACAGGTCGCAGGCGTTCTCCGCGTCATCGGGGTCGGCGCTTGCCGCCTCGAGCATTTCGCGGTCGGCGAGGAGCCCGATCGCGTACTCGGCTCTGGCGAGGATCGCGGTCCACTTCTGCGCGGTCGCCGCGTCGATGGCCTCCCACGCGGGAGAGCCGGGGTCGGTGGGGTCGCCGGGGACATCCTCGTCATCGGGGGTAGCGAGGGCCACGGTCGGGTCCAGGCCGTCCATGCCGCCGTCAAGCGGGGCCGAGTCACCGGCAGCATCCATCAGGTCCTTGGTGACTGCCTCAGGCACGTCGGCCTCCTTGGCTACTTCGATGCCGAACTTCTTGGCAGCCGCCTTGATCTTCGGCATGGCCGCCTGGGCGATCCGCTTGCCGTCGGTGCTGCCGTTCTTGATCTGGGCTGCCGCCCGGCCGACGGCGTTGCGGGCGTGCGGCTCGTCCTGCACCGGGTAGTGGCGCAGGGACCTCGGCGTCGTCTTGCCGTCGGCGTCCTTCTTGCCGCCCGGCTCAATGTGGGCGAAGGCACTGTCGGGCAGGTCGTTGATGCTCTTGGCGGACATCTGGGCCTTCTCGACCTCGCCCGGCTCCGGGACGGCCTGCTGCCCCGCCTCCCGATCCCTCGCGGCGAGGGCGGCCTTGTGGATGAACGAGGCAATGTCTCCCGGGGACCCGGTAAGCGTCAGGCCGTTCGGGATGACGACCTGCTCCCGCTCCCTGGTGGCAGTCGAGTCAGGCACATGGCCTCCCGTGATGTTTTGGGGCGTGGACTTGCCGATCAGGCTGCGGACGAAATCCGGCTCCAGCAGGCCGGCCGTGGCGTCCTGTTTGGCTATGAGGAACCTTGTTCCGTTGGCGGCCGCCCGCACGAGGTCCACCCGGTCGGGGTGGAAGTCGGTGAGCTCGGAGAATTCATCCTCGTCAGCAGGGGTTGTCATGCCGCCTCCCTTGTGATCACGGTGAGCGGGATGAGGGGGCGGCTGTCCGGTTCGCGCTGATCCGGCCGCAGGTCGGCGAGGTATGAGCAGTGTGATTCCAGTCCGGCCGCGGAGTCTGGTCCGGGTTCGCCGCCGTACCAGGGGAAGTCGCGGCAGACGGGCGGCCGGCTGTCATGGGCGGTGCAGGTGCGGTGCGCGGGGTCGAACGCGTCGCAGCGCACCGGCAGGTACCACGTACCGTCCTCGGCCTGCCACGCGGAGAGCGGGCGCCAGTGCTGGGTGATGAACCGGTCGTTGTCGTGCGGGAACTCTTCCGATCGGGCACGCTCGCCGCATCCGGAGAAGACATCCGCCTCGATGATCACCGGATCGCAGCAGGAGCCGCGCCGGGCGCAGCCGGCGCTCACGCCGCCGTCCTGAATTTGTGCCGCCGCGCCACGCCCTGCGGGGACCAGCCTGTTACGAGGCCGTGCCGGTACATGTCCCACGCCGCCGGGCTGAGGATGGCACCCAGGAGCCAGTCACCGGACTTGGCGACGATCCTGTCGCCGAGATCCCAGTCCGGGCCGCGGTAGATATACGACTCGACCACGGTCGCGAGGCCGTCCTCGCCGGTGCCGTCAAGGTGGAACGCGCCGACACGGGGGCCGTTGGCAAGAAATTCCCATGCTGCTTTCTCGAGTTCGGCCGCCTCGAAAAAGTCGCGGCCGCCATCCTGCCCCTTGGCGATGCGCGGGTCGGGACCGGCCTGGTAGGCGATGCCGAGCACATAGCGCTGCGGTTCCGCGCTCTTGCATACGAGCCGCGCCGCCTCGGGCACAGGAACGCCAGGTGCCGCCTCGGTGTGCAGCTCGTCGCCTAGCCCTGATCCGCATACGCAGTTCCCGGCGCCGCTGGTGATGTCACGGGCGTAGACGTGAGGCTGGCAGTACTCGCTGTCACCGAACGGGCCTATCGAGCCGTTCGCGCCGGGGACGTCAGTGTCGTACACGCTCACCCCCGTTAAGGCCAGAATGAGCAGGTGAAAGAAGACGATGTGCCGGAACTTCTCGCGCGGCGGTTCCCGTATGCGGCCGAGACGCTGCTGGCCAACGTGCAGGATTTCCTGCGGTCGTCGGCGATGCCTCCGCACCGGTGCAGGGTGTGGCGGGACCGTGGGAGCAAGTGGTCGTGGGAATGCCGGGAGGCCTGGTGTAGTGGTGATACGTGGCTGTCGACGCAGGGTGCGGCGTTCGCTGCGGCGTTCGGGCACGCGTCCGGGATGCTGGGGCCGTACCCGTATCAGCGGCCAGCGCCTACGCTCGAGAACCTGATGGCCGATTACGGGGGCCGAACCTGTGAGCGATGACGAATGCGGCTGGGCCGATGAGGCGGCAGCTCGTGAGCTGCTGGGGAAGCACGGATACAACCCGGACGCGCAGCCATCAGGTATGAGCAGCAGTACCGGCAGCAGAGAGACATGGACCGGGGCGCACGGCATCCTGCTCCGCTACTGGGTCTGCCAGCTTGACGGCATCCTCATCGACGGGCACGAGGGCAGCGACCTGGACCCTGGATCGACTGACTGCATTCACTGCGGCCACGATTCGAGTGGGTGACCAGCGATGAGTGATGACCTGACGGCGTGGCTGCGGAAGGTTGTCGGCGAGCGTCTCGCGCTCGCCCGCATGGCGGTCAGCGTTCAGGCCGACGTCGAGGACGGCGCGCTCACCATCCCCGCCGAGCCTGCCGCCGCATCGCTCCGGTGGCGGGAACAGTCCAGCGGTGTCCTCGTGACCAGTGATGGCCGGGAGGATGACGCCTGGTACGGCACCTGGGCAATGGGTGACTCGCGGCTGACGAGGCTCATCGCGGCGAACGGCCCGTGTGACACGATCGCCCGGTGCGAGGCGGAACTGGCGATCCTGGACCTTCATTTCAGCAACGACTTCGAGCGCTACCCGGAGTGCGTCCACTGCGCAGTGGAATACTGGCCCTGCCGCACTGTCCGCCATCTCGGCTACGGCTACCGGGCACGTCCGGGCTACCGGGAGGAGTGGAAGTCGTGAGCGATCCGGAGAACAGCGGAACCCGCCTCGGCCGCATGACGGCCGCCGAGCCCGGGCTGGCAAAGCCGGCGGTGAACGATACCGACCGGGAGTTCATCAGGCGTTTCGTTGATTACGTCACCGCAGACGGCTTCGCGATGGATTCCGTGGTAACTCGCATGGAGCGGCTGAAGTTCGAGACGATCGTCACCGGGAAGACCTACCGCGACGTGCTGGCCGAGGTGGATGAGCCGTGAGCGATCCTGCCGAATGGCTGCGCGGCCTCGCTGCGAACCTGCGTACCGAGCCCGACCTGCCGCCGGGTGTCATCGTCCTTGAGGCCGTCGCGGAGTCCGGCACCGAGCGGATAGCCCGTACGGCCAGCCATCCAGGCGGCATCGCGACCAGCGAGCTTATGGAGGATGTGCGCTCGTTCGCCGAGTCGACGCCCTATTGCATCCGGCTGAGCGAACGCGGCGAGCCTCTCTGGTGCGAATGCTGCGGGACGCTGGTGGCCCTTACGCCGGAGACGGCAGACGGCGCCGCCCTGCTCGGTACCGGTGCCCGGTGGAAGCCGGCTATCTGGGAGTACGAGACCCTGCGGAAGCACACCATGCGGCGGTGCGACGCGATGCAGGCGAACCGGTGAGCGGCGCCCCGCTCAGCCTGGAGGCGCTGGAACGGTCATTTGACGAGATGTGGAACTCCGGGCACCCCGAGCCGCACATGACGCCGCCCGGACCCGCGCAACCCGCCAGGTGCTTCGCGGAACTGTTCACGCCGTACACGTCGTACGAGTCATTGAGGGTCGAGGTGATCGCGACCGGGACTCCCGTGCATCCTGATCACGCCGCGTACTTCGCCCCGGTCCAGGGCGCGGCCCCGCTGGTGTGCGCACTGGAGCCGCATCCCGAGGGGACGTTGCACTGGGACGGGCGCGGGACGTGGTGGCATCAGGCCGGATGGCGCATATTGATCGCGTAGCCCGGTATCCCGAGCCCGAAATCAGGGTCGGATGACGCGGGCCGCAACGGGGCGCGGCGCGGAGCCAGGGCAGTCTGCCGCCGCCTGCGAGCGCGCTACGGCCATCATGTTGTTCAGCGTCAGCCCGGTCACGTCCCCGCATTCGACCGGTACGGTATCGCCGCAATCAGGGCAGTTGACCGTGGTCAGGCTCACGCCGCAGACGATCCCGCCTGTCGCGAACCGGGAGCCGTGCTCCGCCGGGCAGCTCTCCATGGCCCCGTTGCGGACCGGGGAGCCATCAGGACCCCAGGTGTAGGCACAGATGCAGCCAGCGGGGATCGGGGGCGGCGCGAGCTTGATGTCCAAGTCGGTCAACGGGTTCCTCTCATCCTCCGGCACAACGGATTCCCCTAACTGGCCGGCACGGTTTCGCACCGGCACTGCGGGTGGGCCGGGGCCGATGTGTCGCCTGACGAGAACGGTTCGCCGAGCGGGATGCGGCCGTCCGCCTCGTTGCCGATACAGGCGGGGCATGAGTTGCTCGCCGGGTCAGTGAGCCACTCGACGTACTTGACTTTCCGCCGCCGGTACCACGCCATCGCGGCCAGACCGACCGCAGCGACGATCTGCCCGAGGGCCACGCCAGCAGCGAGAACCGGACTGGCCAGCGCAGCGGTGATGGTTGCTCCGGTCACCGCTGCGCTGGAGCCTGCGATCGCCCCGTCGACCAGGGCACGGCCGAGAACAGTCAGGTAGCCGTTCGCGACCGAGTCCGCGGCGTCGAGGACGCCGGTGAGCCCGGCACCGAGCCCGGCACCGAGCCCGAGACCGTTCACCTGGTCCTGGGCGGCCTGAGTGTCTCCGGGTTTCCACCCGCCGGTGTCGGCTGACCCGCCGTCGGTCATGACCGCCGCAGACACAGCACCGATGAGATACCCGTCGGCGAGGATCCCCGGCACCAACGGGAGCAACATGGTCGACAGGTCGAGACCCTGCGTGGCCAGCCATGCGGCCGCGGCCGCGACCGCTTCCCGTTTCTGCCCTGGCTGTGGCGGGTCCGGATTCTCGGCGGCGTAGGCGTTGGCCAGCTGGATCGCTTGTGCCCCGGTCAGCGCCGTTGAGAGCGCTGCGGTGATCTGCTTGGCCCAGTAGTCAGCGGCGGGGAGGTCGAGTTCCCAGCCGGGCCACTGGACTTTTGGGTCGGTGCTCACCGCCTTGGCGACTTGAGTGTCCTCGTCGGCGTCTTCGGGCGGAAGGCCGCCACCACCCAGAGCGAACCGCCATACCTGGTCACCGCGGTGAACCGACAGGTGAGTGAACCTGACCGGTGTATCGGGCAATGGGGCGGGCAGCGGATCACCCTCATCGACGTAGGCCAGCGTGACGTGTGGCATCCAGTTGGTGTGCTCGGATGCCGACAGGTCTCCGAGAGTGTCGCGCAGGATCTCTGCACCGGGGACGGCGACGGCCGCCCACGCCGGGGTCTTGCCGTCACTGGAGTCCGATGGCGCGAAACAGCCGACACCGCTCACGGTGCCATCAAGCGGCCCCGGCACCATCGCCGCTGCCTCCTGTGCGCGGCCGCATGCTGCCGCGAACGCGTCGTCGTCCACGTCGGGCCCGAGATAGACGACCGTCACATGGAAGTCCGTAACGCCACCCGGGACCGGGGTGATCACGCCGTCCGGCAGGTCAAGGGAGATCATGCCGGAGCGCGGGCTGAGGTCGTAGCCGGACGCGGCCTTAGCGGCTGGCGCCAGCGACTTCGGGTCATCCTCGTCATCGTCGCGCATGAGCGGGTCCCCGTACAGGCCCGTGTCCGCGGTGATCCCCGCCGCGGGGCCTCCGCCTGCGCTCTCGCCTTCCTTCGCCACCGGCTTGCTGCCGGTGCCGCCATCCGCTCCCGGCGGCTCATCCGCCGGCATCGGCTGAGACGGGGGCATCGGCGGGAGAGCCCCCGGCCCGTACTCTTCCACCGCGAGCGGCGTCCCGAGGACAGGCGGGTTGGAGATGACGCCCTCGACATCGGAGAACGCTGTGGCCGGCAGCGCTGCGTCGGCTGCCGGTGCCGCGGTCTCCGGGTCGATCTTGCCGGCCAGGGCCAGGAACGAGTTGAGCGGGATCGGGCCGCCGCGTTCGGTGAAGAAGATCCGCCCCACCCTGCGGTCCGGGTCGATCGGGAGGCCGAATCGCATTTCCCTGATCTCGTCGGCGTCGACCACGGCGGACTGAATGTAGATCTGGTCCGACTGCGCTTGCACGAGACGGTCGTCCTGGTCCTCGCCGCGGTCCCACTCGAATTTAACCGGCACCTGGATGTCGTCATACAGGAACTGGCTGAGGATTTCCTCGGTGTACTCCATGAGCGGCAGTTCGCCGGCCTTGTGCGCGACGTCTGCCTGGCTTTCGCCGGTGGAGTAATTCGAGGAATCGGTGAATCCCAGGTCGGTCGGGACCACGTGAAATGACGCACAGGTTTTTCGCATCATGAAAAGCGAGAACTCGTCGGTGAAGTCACGCTCATTGGTCCATGAAATGGTGCTGCCGCCGGGCATCCACCTGACCTGGTGTTTCCTGGCCTGATCGCCGTACATGAAGCTGTCCCAGTAGCCCTGGAAAAGCTCGATCTGATCCGGCGTCCACGATTCCGGCGCGCTGGCGAAAGCCTCCGGTATGTTCCCTTCCGTAAAGCGCTGCAGAAAGTGAATCTGGAACCGGATGTCGGTATTGGCGTTGAGCAGGATCAGCTCTATCGGCGGCTGCCCGTAGATCGAGTCATTGACTGGCCGCATCGGCTCGTAAATGAGATCGTCGGGTGTCAGCCAGTTCCAGATCAGCCCGTTCGCGATCTGGACGTGGCTTGGCGCCGGGCCTTCCGGCTCGTCGCCCCAGTAATCGAGGAGCGGCGCCAGGCTCGTACCATCAATGGTCTTGAGGCCGATGCACCGTCCGGCCCGGTTGCGGCGCCGGTACAGGGCACCCGCGTCGTAGGCCAGGACGTCGTACAGCCAGCGCGCCAGCCAGTTCTTGAAATGGTGACGCCCGTCGGGCTTGCGGAGCACCCTCTTGGCCAGCTCGACCGCGCCGGTCACGTCGCCGGTGTAGCCGTCGGCGGGGACGAGCCGGTACTTGACCGAGCGCAGGGTGTCGATGCGGTGCCAGATGCACATGCCCGCGACGTCGTAGGCGCGGATGAGGCCCTTGAGCGTCTCGAAGCTGACCCGCTCGTGCAGCCGCGGCCGGGTCGCCACGTTGACGCTGGGGGTGAAGTCGCGGGTGCGGGGAGTGCGGGAGTAGCCGTCGAACGGCTGGAGGGGCGTCCCGGGCGAGAACGGCGACCCCGGGGTCATCTGCTGGAGCGCTTCGGACGCCTCGATGTCCGGGGGGACTCCGGTGCCGAACATCTTCGCGACCGCCGTCGCGGGCACGACCGGGGCTGCTCCGCCGAGCTGCTGCCGCTGGGCGGCGAGCATCGCCGACACCTGATCGGCCGTGTAGGTGACGCCGCCCGGGCCGGTGTAGGACGTGGGGCGCATAGCGCCGCTCGGCCGGTTACGGCGCTTGCCCATGCACACCCCCGAGCTGCGAGAATGGGCAGGTGATGACGTTCGCGCGTTTTGACTGGATCGCGATGGCGGCCTGTACGGCGGTCGCGGTGTCGTTGCTGGCGACTTCGAAAGGCCGCGCGGCATGGATGAACTACCTGCGGCTATGGCGGCGGATGTTTGCCGAGTGGCCGCTCCGGCGGATCAGCGGCCGGAGACGCCCGGACTATGCGCGCATCGCCGAGCTTGAGCGGGAGATCGACCGGCTCGATCACGTCGCGCAGCGGAGCATCAAGGTGAGCCGGCAGTGGGAGCCCGTGGCGCTCCGCACCCAGGAGCAACAGGAGCCGGTCGGCTACGTCATCAACGGCGAGTTCGTCTCGGCGCGCGGATATCGCTGCCCGCCGGGAAATTGAGCAGCTCCGCAGCTGCGAGAATGAGCGAGTGAGCGCAGACGACTGGGGGCGGAGGGCAGCCGTGGGTGAGAGCAGGTGCCGCCGCGCCGCGCAGCAGCAACCGGGTACCGGGTCAGGGCTGAGCTTCGCGGAGATCGACCGCCTGATGGGCGAGGACCCGGAGGACCGCGCCGTCCGCGAGGCGCACGGCTTCACGTATGACGACGACTTCGAGGACCGCTCGCTGATGTGCCGCAACGGGTGTGGCGCGTCGTACTTCGACATCGTGACCGGCAAGGTCCGCGAGTGTTCTGCTGCTGGCCGGGCGGCGAAGGTTAACGAGGTCATGGACGTCCTGATCCCGGAAAGCGGGAACCCGCTTGATCTCACCATTGAGATGGCCGCGCTGCTGGTTACCGGCAGGGACGGCAACGGGCAGCCGACGCCGACGGTGCGCGAGCTGGCCGGGATCCTGAGCGCGCTGCCGGAGCAGTTCCAGGAGCTGCCGGTCGCGCGGTACTGCGACGAGGGCATAAGCGGAGTCGTGTGCGAACTCGGCTACGAGCCGGAGGAGCGCGATCCTGACCCGCGCATGTCCAAGTACGCACTGCATATCAGGCTCTGGTGAACTCATGGACCTGACGGCCGTCCGCGTTGAGGACTGCGGCGGCTACGAGGTGTACGACATCATCGAAGGCGGCGCGGTGATCGACCGCGTCGAGCTGCTGAAGCCGGACGGTCCCGGATGCGAGCTGTTCGTCCGCAGGCTGGTAAGCGGCAACATCGAGATCGGCTGGACAGGGCCGGATGACTGACCCAGCGAGCGAAGAGGCGATGTGCGGCCACTGCGGACGGCAGGGTGCTGAGGCTTATGCCGGGCCCGGCATCCATGCCCGGAGGGGCACGCCGTTGTGTCATCCGTCCGACACGTCGCTTCCGGACTGCTGCCGGCGTGCGGGCGTGTGGGCGGAACCGGTTGGTGCGCTGCTCGGCTACGACGTGAAGCCCGCCGGGGTTGAGGCGATCATCAGCAGGGCAGCGCACCGGGAGGCGTACCGCCAGTACCGGGCGTCACTGCCGCACGATCCCATGTGGAACCTGATTCCCCGGCGCAATCAGGCGGTGCCGTGGGAATGCAGCTGGCACGGGACGATCGAGACTGTGCTGTGCGGGGAGTGCCACCGCGAGCATGCCGAGTACCTGGAGCGGGGCACGTGGTCGTCAGCCGGCGGGTGAGTTCCGCCCCCGGCTGGTGGTTGCTCCGTCACCAGGGGCGGAAGAATTAAGGCCAGAGCCGCGCCGGGCGCACCTGAGCTGGACTGGCACCGACGACGATGAGGCGTGACCGGACGCGGGCCTCAGCCGCGAACCGCTCCGACCGTGCTGCACGCTCTGCCTCTTCGGCGTCCCGTCGTTCCTGGATCCTGCGCGGCTCATCGTCGCCGCACGCCGGATGCGCGGGGATCAGCTCCGACTCCGTGAAGCCCGTGTACGCCCGGTAGAGGCGCCGGTCCCTGCCGAGCTGTTCGCCGCATAGCGCGCACCTGATGGCCCGGTTCAGGAGGCGTTTCTGGTCACGGCCTGACGGCGAGTGGCGGAAGACGTTGCAGTACCGGGGGCTGGTCACGCGGACATCCTCGCACCGGTCAGTCTTCGCTGCCGAAACAGCACTGGCAGTTCCGGTCCCTGCACCTGCTGCACTGGCCGCGCTCGCAGAACAGGCAGATGTACTCCGGTGCGGCCGTGCCGTCGTCGTTCACCGGTTCCTCCACCTAGCGCATCGCCCGGAACGCCGCGTCCCTGGCCAGCCTCAGCAGCACCGCCGGGTCCACGGTCGCGTGCGCTTCGGCGACATGCCTGCACCGTTTCCCGTGCGTCCCGGCCTGGCAGTCGCACCGTCCGTCAGCGGTCACCGTGTAGTCCCGCTGTCCGTCGCTCGAGCGCACCAGCCATGTGCCCGGCTCCGGTCCGTCCGTCACGGCCGGGCGTTGCGGCGCCCCCCCGGACTGCGCGGCCTCCGGTTCGCTGGCCGGGGTGATGCCCGGTGCGGCGGACGTTTCCTGCAGCTGTCCGGCCGCCGCCTGCTCGGCTTTCCGCTTCGCCCATGCCAGCCATGCCTGCGCGCCGGTCCCGTCCAAGAACATCTCCGCGAGAGCCTGCGACGTCGTGTCGACCCGGTCGTCATGGGTGCCGTTCGGGAACTGCGCGCACTCGTCAATGAACGCCTCGGTGTCGAACAGCGCGATCGCCGGATCCGGCAGCAGCACGTTCCCGGCCTCGATCACCGGCGCGACAGCAGTCGCGCGGCCGTACTTCGAGTCAGTAGGATTCACGGCGACAATGCCCGGGATCTTGGACTTCAGCGTCGATATGACCGCGGTCCCGTTTGCCTTGTCCTCGACAAGATGCTTGACCGCCTGAGGGTACTTCGCGGCGACGGCGGAGAACGCCACCAGCGTGTCCGTGAAGCTCAGCCGCTTATGAACCTGGTCGATCAGGAAGGCGTCAGCGCCGCGCCGCGCCCACACCTGGCCGACCACGAAGTCGGATGACTTGGTGTCCTTGAACGCCATGTCCCACGACGTGAATACCTCGTCCACGCTCCGGATGAGGTACCCGCCGGGGGTGTCCGGATGCTGGGACCATAGCGGTTCGCGGTAGCGCCGCCACCAGTGCCGCTGCCAGACGTTGCCCTGGTCGGGCGACGGCCGGCCCTGGTAGAGCGACGTGAACGACCGGGTGCCCGCCTGGATCCGGATCTGCTCCCACTGCCCGGCGGTGCGCTTGCGGGCCGACTGGAGCCATTCGCCTGGCTCCCGGCCGAGCGGGTCCGACTGCCCCTTGGCCGGGTCATGGTCGGCGAGCGCCGGGATGTTGATGACGCGCCAGCGGCTCGCGTCATCGGCGGCGAGGAGCCTTCCGGCGAGGTCGTTCTCGTGCCAGCGGGTGCCGACGTGCACGACCGTGGCACCGGGGCCGAGCCGCGGGGCGCCCGTGTCGGTCCACCAGTCCCACACCTTCTGGCGGTGGACGGCAGAGTCGGCCTGCTCGCGGCCCGCGAACATGTCATCCATGATCAGCAGGTCCACGGGCCGCCCCGAGATGCCGGTCGAGAGACCCGCGCACAGCATGCCGCCGCGATGGCCGTCCAGCTCCCAGTCCGACGCGGCGCCGAAGTCGGGGGCGATCCGGAGCCCGAGGTCGGCGCTGCCCTGACGGCCGTCGAAGGTCTGGCACCAGTTCCGGACCATCCGGCCCGACACCCGGGCCAGGGACACCGCATAGGAGACGACGCAGACCTTCAGCTGCTGGTTGCGGGCCAGCGCCCACAGCGAGCCGACCCGGCACACGCGGGTCGTCTTGCCCTCCTGCGGGCCGATTGAGATGATCAGCCGGTCATCTGGGGTGGCAAACGCCTCTGCCAGCGCCGAGTCGATCAGGTCCAGCGCCGGAGTCTGCACCGTCGACGGGTCGACTGCTTTCGCGAGCTCACCCGGCGTCGCCCACTGCCGCCGCTGCTTCGCGTCGAGCTGCCGCTTGCGTTCCCGGAGCTCGGCGAGGAGCCGGATTTTCTCAGGCGGTGCCAGGATCAGCGGCTGCGGCTTCACGCTCGGCAATTTCCGCCACCAGCTTCGCGCACTCCGCGTCCACCACGTCCTCGGTGATCACCTC